GTATGTAATGGATTATCAGACGTATATGGTGATGAATTTGAAACCCTTTATAATGATTATGTAGATAAGAAAATGTATAATAAAAAAATAAAGGCAAGAGATCTATGGTTTAAAATTCTAGATACACAAATGGAAACAGGTACACCTTATATATTATATAAAGATGCGGCAAATAAAAAAAGTAATCAGAAAAATTTAGGTACAATTAAATCAAGTAATTTATGTACTGAAATTATTCAATATAGTGATAAAAATGAAACATCTGTCTGTAATTTAGCAAGTATTGCATTAAACCGATTTGTAAAAGAAGATAAAACATTTGATTATGAAAAACTACACGATGTAGTAAAAATTGTTACAAACAATTTAAATAATGTAATAGACATTAATTATTATCCTACTAGCAAATCAAAAACAAGTAATGAAAAAAATAGACCTATTGGTATTGGTGTACAAGGTCTTGCTGATACATTTGCTTTAATGGATATTCCATTCACTTGTCAACAAGCAAAAGAAACCAATACTCTTATATTTGAAACGATGTATCATGCTTCCTTAGAAATGTCTTGTGAATTATCTATATTAAGTGGTCATTATTCAACATTTATTGGATCACCTTTATCGAAAGGTATTTTTCAATTTGATATGTGGAATATTACACCTTCTACTAGATATGATTGGAATGCTCTAAAAGAAAATATAATGTTACACGGTGTAAAAAATTCTCTTTTATTAGCACCAATGCCAACCGCAAGTACTTCACAAATTTTAGGAAACAATGAATGTTTTGAACCTTTTACAAGCAATATTTATTCACGAAGAACAATGGCAGGTGAATTTGTAATTGTAAATAAACATCTCATGAGTGAATTATGTCAACTAGGGTTATGGAGTGATAAATTAAAAAATAATATTATTCAAAATGCAGGAAGTATTCAGCATATTGAAATCATTCCAGAGAGTATTCGTGAAAAATATAAAATTGTTTGGGAGATGTCAATGAGAGATATTATTGATATGTCTGCCGATAGAGGTGCGTTTATTTGTCAATCACAAAGTTTAAATCTCTGGATGGAAGACCCAAATTATAAATCTCTTACATCTATGCATTTCTATTCTTGGAAAAAAGGATTAAAAACCGGACAATATTATCTAAGACGAAAACCAAAGCATAAACCCCAACAGTTTACAATTGATGTAGAAGAAGTGTGTGAAAGTTGTTCTTCTTAATAATTTATGGTATCTTTAAATAAAAATTGAAATAAAAAATAATATATGATTTTGTAATGGAGAAATACAAAGAAATCGTAGTTGAAATGATTTGTGACATTAGTGTCAAAGAAATGATACGTAGAAAAAAAACAAAAGATGGATACATTTCCAATTCTATAACCGATATTTTTAAGAAAACATGTTCTAATATGTCAGAAGCAAAAAAAGTGGTATGGAAAAGAGAAATTTTTGATTATATTCTAAAAGATTATAATCAAAAAAGGATATATTATGGGTTAAATTGTAATGATGATGTTCTCAGTATTATAAATGATTGGATTTATATGATGGCAATTTCAAATAAAAATATTATTTGGTATCGTTACACGGAAGAAGAAAAATTGATATCACAATAAAAGTAAAAATAATATTATTATGTTCTGGAATTTTATTTATATGATGGAAGAATTTTTATTTGGAGAACCAGTTTATGAGATAAATAATAATTTTGAACCTTATTTTGGATGGAAATTTACAAAAACAAATTTGGTTGAAAGATATATTTAGATTTACTTCTTTAATATAATATATATATATATATATATGAAAAGACCAGTAAAAAATGAAGAAGGACTTTATGTAATTAAAGGAAAAAAATACCAAATATTAATTGGAAGTCGCGCACAAGTATACAATGAAAGTGCGTACAAAACATCGGGTAATTTAAAAAAGGAGGATTTATTCAAAAATAAACATGGAAGATATGTATCTAAAAAGAAACATTTTACTGCTAAAAAAGATAATCGTCTAGTAAAAGCAGGATATGGAACAAAAAAAGGAAAATTTGGTTGGGTTAAATTAACAAAAAGCATAAAATCTAAAAAAAGCATAAAATCTAAAAAACGCGTTTAATATATTTAATCGTATAATTTTCTATAATTACTTCTGGATAATAATGAGAAATTAGATCCATAATAAATTCTTGATTGAGAACAATTTTTATATCTTTTACATCTTTAAACAAAACAATAAGTTCATCGATTGTGATAGAATTATCAATACTTTCTTGTAAATTTTCTTCCCAAAAATTAGTAAATCCAGATATACACGGCAAATAAATACTTGTTACATTTTTAAAATATTCATTTTCTGATGAATATTCTATTTTAGTTTTTATTTTTTGTAACATTGTATCATTAAACATAATATTAGGGATATTTTCATATTCCAAGTATTTTTTCCAGATAAATAACATATCTTTATAATGAATGACAGAATCATTACATATTGTTAATGAAGTTTCTACAAAATTATCTATAATATTATTTTCATTTCTTTTAGTTAAGTATAAAATGTGATCATTTAATGCGGCATCTTTGTTATATTCTTTTAAGTAATTGTCTGTATCACCATATTTATTTGAATAATAACATGATACATTTAATATATCAATAAAATATTTATAAGATTCTTTCATAGGTTCTTTGCCCGTATAAGATAAAAATATAAGTCTACATAAAGAATAGTCGTGTTCGTAATATTTTAATTTTATATTTCCAAGAATATTCGATGTGCCAAAATTCGAATAATATTCAGTATCTATGAGTCTAATTATTTTTTTTAAACCTTTCGGTACAATATATATATATTGATTTGTTTTTTTCTTTAATAAACAATCACCTATCATACACAAAAAATATTTAATCATTTTTCTATTATTCCAACAAGATATAAAATATTGTGTAACATTATATATAGTTTCATTTTCTGGTTGAATAGATAAAGGGGATAAATCTTTTATTTTTTTTATTATAAGTTTATTTACTTTATATTTGTTCATTTGAAAACTTTTAATTGATAGTGTTGATAATATTTCGTGCAATATATCATCTTCACTATATTGAACAAAATGTTTTTTATTATAATGTATAAATATCTCGCTTCTATTACAATAATAATAATTACATTTTTTCATATAATCAACAATAAAATCATCATCTAGTTTTTGTTGTTGAATCTTATTATTATTTTGTATGTTATAGTTTTTTAAAGATTTTAATTGTACTGGTATACTTGTTTGAAGTAAACTAATAAATTTTTTTATAATTTCTTTATCATTTTTATATTCTTCATATATTAATCTGACCTGTTTATTTATTTTATTTAAGTCTTGTTCCATTATTAATAAATATTGAAAAGTTTTTAAAATGTTTATAATACTATATAAAGATTTATAATATTAATTTGTATGTCTAATGATAATATTTTAGAAATACAAACAGTTCAGATTTCTCCATTTAGAACGTTAATGGCGGCAATGAAGGATATCTTATTAGAAACAAATATTACATTTACAAAAGATGGTATTAAAATTATTAATATGGATAAATCCCATACTATATTAGTACATTTATTTTTGAAATCAACAAATTTTGAATCGTTTAAATGTAATATGGATAAAATAGTAATAGGAGTGAATATGATTCACTTATTTAAATTAATAAATACAATAGATAATGATGATACATTGACAATATATATAGATAAGGCAGATTATACAGATGGTGTAGTTCAATATCTTGGTTTAAAGTTTGATAATGGAGAGATTAAACAGCAGAAAATACAAAAATTAAGATTGATTGAACCTGAGATGGAAGAAATCGAGGTTCCTGATGTCAAATTCTCATCTGTTATTAATCTTCCTTCAAGTGATTTTCAGAAAATTATCCGTGATTTATCTTCTATTTCAGATAAAATAGAAATACGTTCTATTGCAACAAGTAGTGGTGCCGAACTTATATTCAAATGTAGTGGTGGATTTGCCCAAGCAGAAATCATTAGACGTGAAACAGATGGAATCATGGAATATATTCAAAAACAAGACGAACAGATTATTCAAGGTGAATTCTCATTGAAGAATCTATCATATTTTATCAAATGTACAAATTTATGTAACCAAATAGAAATGTATTTAGAGAATAATCTACCATTAATCGTAAAATATAATGTAGCATCTCTTGGAGAAATTAAATTGTGTTTAGCACCTCTTCCAACTATTGAATAGAATGTTCTTTAAATACACATTTTTTTTCATTTAAATTTTTTATAGAATGAATTGTTTCTGGTTCTATGTTTTTTGTTGTTTTCGTCCATATTTTTAATATAAAAAATTTCTTTTTATTTGATAATGTAATACCATTTATATTATCAACATCTTTTGTTATTGTTTCTCCTATTAAAAGATATGACATTTGTTTCCATATATCATTAATATGTTCGTTTGGTACTTTATATGAAAAACAACCTCCTTTTACATTATTCTTATCTTCCCATATTGGTAAAATACCATCTCTCATAATAAATAATAAGTATTTTTCTAATATATTGATTTTAAAAAATTCAATGATTGAAATTGCATCTTCTAATGTATTGAATGTTATTAATTTCTTATAACTTTCAATAGTCCAATCATTATCATGTGGGTAATGAACCCATAATACCCACGTGTCATTTAATTTCATTTATAAATGTAAAATATTTTCTTTAACTTATTTATTATCTTCAAAATGATAACTATTTTCTTCAATCATCAAATATTTTTCGTTTGAAAATGTTTTTGTTTTAAATTCACTATCTATAAATCTTATTATGTATTTATTCGTTGGAAAATAGTAACCATTATTTATTAAATACCAATTAATAAATTTATAATCTAAAATTTTATTATTTACAGTTAAAATATTAAATTTATTATTTATTTGGATGATTTCTTTCATGATTTCAATCTCAATACCAAAAATATGAGAATTACATTTATCAATAATAGTATCTGTTTTATTCATGTAATAATATTTATTATTTTTAAATAGCACTATATTGTCATATTCGTTTTTATTATATAATTGAAGATATCCATTTTTATAATATAAAGTAAATTCGCTATATAAAAAGGTCATAAAGAATGAATACAATGAAATAAATAGATAATATAAAAATATAAATAATGAATTGTATCTAAACTGTAAATCAGCACATTTTAACATTAAATTAAATATATTTGTCTTTTTAATATTATTATTTTATATATGTTAATTGTTGGTAAAAAAGATACTGGTAAAAAATATTTATTAGCAACAAGTTTTTGTATAATCTTATTTGCAATATTATATTATATATTACAAGAACCAAATAAAGATGGAAATGATATTGACAAAAATTTGCCTACAGGTAAATTATCTTTTTTTAGTTGTCTTTTATTTTCATTTATAACACAAACAACAGTAGGTTATTCTTGGATTGTTATAGATACATTACCTATAAGGGTAACAATATTTTGCCAACTTTTATCGATAATATTAATAACTGGATTTATTATATTGTAAAAATATATGAATGAACTTCTTTACGATCCAATAAATAATAGTTTATTTGAAGAATTTGATAATAAATTAAAAAAACAATCTAAAATAAGAAAGGAAGACGATTTTTATACTTATATTAATGAAGGGTGGATTGAAAATGAAAAGAAAAAGAAAGAAAAATATTATGTACAAGATGATGATTTCAGAATCTCTCAAGATAAAGTATATCACGATGTCATTGATTTAGTAGAAGAAAGTATAAAAAATAACAACAGTTTAACTGACCGAGCAATGAAGACTGTTATTGATTCGTTAAATAATAATTCAATATCAAATTATAGAAAAGAAATAAAAAGTGTTTATAAAGATATACAAGAGTTTAAAAATAGTTCGGATTTAATGGGACTACTTGCGTATATGAATAAAAATCAACAAGTTGCTTGGGCGTGTCCTATACATTATTCAATGGGTCCAAATGAAAAAAATGTAGAAAAAGCAATAACTCATTTTGCTCCTTGTCAATTAGGTATTTATGATTATTCTATTTATTTTATTGATGATCTACCAAATGAACCATTATATAAATTTAACTTAAAAGTAAAATATTTAGAAATGATTCGAAAATTATTTAAAGAGGCTCTGCCGGATACATATAAAAACTTTAATGAAAATGATGTATGGGATGTGGAGAAAGAAATTTTGAATTCATTTGTTTGTAAAGATAAAAGTATTGTAGAAGATGAATATTTCTGTAATGAAATGACAAAGAATGAAGTGATTAAATTAGGGTTTGATGTAGATACATTTATGCATAATATAGGTTTTTCAAAAGATAAAATACCTGAAAAATATGTTGTATCTAGTATTAATTACTTAAAATGTATAATTCAATCTCTTAAGGAAAACTGGAAAACAAAAAAGTGGGAAACATATTTTATATATCTTTATATTCGTCAATATTCTAGATATCAATTAACATTAAGAAAAACATATCATGATTTTTATGAAGCAGAAGTAAAGGGTCAGCATATTATGATGGACAAAAGAATATATCCTGTATTTATGCTTTCAAATATGTTTAATAAACACCTTACCGATTTATATTTAGATAAATATTATGATCAAGAAAAAGTGGATTTTATTCAAAAAATGTTTGATAACGTAAAACACATTTATGTTAATAAAATAAAAAAAAACAAATGGTTATCCAAATCATCTAAGATAAAATCAATACATAAACTAGGTAAAATTAAACTAATTGTAGCAAAACATGACGAAATATTAAATGATGGACACGTTCCATATGGACCCAATATATATAGGAATTTACAATTAATTTCAGAATGGTCAAATAGTCAATTTATATTAACTGAAGGAGGAGGACCTATAGGTAATGGTCGGACTGTTGATTGGAATGAATTTAAGATGGTTGGTATGCAAACTTATATTGTAAATGCATTTTACACTCCAACAATGAATGCAATTTATATTCCACAAGGAATTATTCAACCTCCGTTCTTTGATTTAGAAAAACCAATAGAATATAATTTGGCAGCAATCGGTTTTACCTTGGGTCACGAAATATCTCATAGTTTAGATAATACAGGAAGTCATTTTGATTGGAAAGGTAATTTAAATGAATGGTGGACAAAAGAAGATAGAAAGAATTATGATAAAAAAATTAAGGATGTTGTTAATCAATATGAAACATTTTATAAATATGATAAATTAGAATTCGATGCAGAGAATAGTGTAGGAGAAGATATTGCTGATATTAATGGATTTAGTATTATTACTGAATATTTATTTTATTTACAAAAAAAACAAGGAATGATTCCAGAACTTCAGAAAAATTCTTTTTATAATTTATTTATTTATTCATCCATCCTTTCAAAACAATATATTTCAAAAGATGCGATAGAATCCCAAATGAAGGTAAATCCTCATCCTTTAGAAAAATATAGAACAAATTGTACACTAAGTAGAAATCAAATATTTAAGGAATTATTAGGAATAAAAAAGAAAGATAAAATGTGGTGGAATAGTGATACTATTTGGTAAAAATAAAATATTAATATATAATATATGGTAAAAACAGCTAAAAGAAGTCTTAAAAGATCGAAAAAAGCAAGTTCTGCTGCCCTAAAAGCATCCAAAAGAAGAGCGTCCACCCACAAAGTAAAAGCGGGTAAAGCTCTAAAAAGAGCAAAAGCCGCCCTAAAAAGAGCAAAAGTCAGTAAAAGTCTCGGAAGTGCCAGAGGTGCTGCCAAAGCGGCGCGCGCTGCCGCCAGTGCTTCGGCCAACGCTGCTCGTGGCGCACAAGCGGCAGCTTCCCAAGCTGCCAGACAAGCTGCTGCCCAAGGTGCTGGCAAAGCTGCTGCCCAAGCAGCGTCCCAAGCTGCGGCGCAAGCGCAAGCGCAAGCCCAAGCGGCGTCCCAAGCGGCATCCCAAGCGCAAGCACAAGCGCAAGCACAAGCTCAAGCGCAAGCGCGTTCCAGAGCTCGCTGGTAAATTTTTTAAATTATTATTATTTTATAAAAAATAATAATATCAATATTTAGCGGATGCACATGGAATAGAATAATCTATGAGTAAAGTACATTATGAATGGGTATAATATACTGTAAATAGCAATATCCCAATTGATTTTTTTATTCACCAAAAGCATAACTACCGAAAGTAAGGTAAAAAGAAAAAGTATAAAGGAAAATACCTGTAAATAATAGAAATAATCACAGAATCTTCTATCTAAAGGGGAAAATAACATATCATTAAGATCGCTCATATATAGTTATATAATATTATTTTTTTTGTAAACAATAATTGTCATTTTCATTTTTATACCATTTTCCAATAATTTCTGGATTTTCTTTTTGATTTTGAATATCTTGATGTTTATATACATTATTATCAATATCAATAAAATAGTATATACCATTATCAAATTCTTCACTCCAAACTTCAAATGTTTTGAAGTTTTTTGTTTTAATATTTACGGTTCCATTTGGATTACCGTTACAATGTGTTCCGCAAAAATCTGTATCACATTTTTTTCGGCGGGTACATTGTTCACCATTATCTTTTTTCGCACAACATCTTTCATAACTGGGAATGATATTTTTTGTTCTTTTCCTTTTTACCATATCTTCTTTTGTAATTTCTAAATTTTTATAATCATAAACAAAAGACATAAATTCACTAATACAATCCTTATCGTCATTATCTATTAATTTAATGTCTTTTTCTTTTAACCATTCCTTAATACTATTTTTCATTGTAAGGTTGTGATTTTTTACTTTTAGTGTTAAACGTTTATCCATTTTATTATAGATAATAAATGATAAACATATCAATTTTTCACAAAAATAACACGATCATTATTTGGTATCATAATATAAATTATAAGTAATGCTATAAAATATGCCAAATATATTCCATACAATTCAACATCTATAGAAAAGAAATTAAATATTAGAGTGAGTGCGTATACAAAAAGTATAACAAATACGGTAATTTTAACAATATTTACTAATGTTTTTAACATATAGTATAACTATCTATAAATTGTTGGTTTTTGTTGACTGAAAGATTTTATATAATATTTATTATTTAAAAATAAACTATTTGTATTATTTCCTACTTTTAGTTCTATAATTCCTAAATAAATAATATATCTCATTTTTTGTAATCTATTATTTTCAAATAATTCAAAATTTTCATAATAAGATAAACTATCATAATTTAAACGTTTTGGAATACCCAAACTATATAATCCATAATCCTTTGTGGTTTTATATAATGCAATAGGTTGTTCTAATATTTTTTCATCATACTCTAAATATAATAATTTGTCATTTTTTATAAAAAATTCATAGACACTTTTGTCTACTTTTATTCCAAAAAAATGTTTTTGATTTATAATTTCATCTGGTATCAACCAGGTTATATTATTATTTTTTTCTTTACTATTCATGATTAAAAAAATAGAATCGTCTTCTTTTATAAACCCTTTATAATTTTTAAAATTTTTTTTTATATATTCCTTCATAAATGTTTCTAATTCTATAAATTGTATCTTGTCATTTTCATTAAATCCAAATTCTATATATGGTTTTATGTGATGTTTATTTATAAAATATGTTAACACAAATACTTTTTTAACATTTTTTGGAATTCCTTCATTTATAATTTGTGAATGTAACGTATTTAACATTATACTCATAAATTATAATAATTTACATTATTAATCGTAATAAAAGTGTAAAAACAACAAGATGTACGACGAAACCTAATGATGTAGGACATCCTTTATTATCAGAAATACCACCTAATATTTTGTGGACTAATTTATAACTATAAGGATTCGCGACTAACACATAAATAATACTAGTGTATAAAGTATATTTCCATTTGGTATAATTTGTTAGACTACAATCACAATACATATATTATTTATTTAGATTATAATTTACTTCCATTTGTACAATATCTGAAAAACTTTTTCCTTGTTTTGCTATATGGGGCATAATACAGAAACAAGGAAATAATTTTTGTAGTATTTCAGAGTAATAAACATCTACCTCTCTGTTGTATCCCTTCATATTTTTTACAATGTATTCCATTATCGAAGTATTAACAATATAACTTCCTGTTGTAAATGTATTA